ATTTCGGGTTGACAGACGTGCCAAAAAATGCTATAATAGCATACACAGTTAAAATGACGGAAGTCGACAAGGAAGACAAGAAGGCTTATTGCAAAAAGGCCGTAAAAGATAACGGCAAAACAGCATCTTGTTTTGTTAAGTTTTATCGTGGAAAAATGTTTGACCCATGGGGCATGTACTCTGGAAGAGAGAAAGTTGTAGACTTAGAATATAGAAAGGTTTCTGAAAAAGCTTTCAACCTGTATTCTAAGTATTTAAAAACTAGAAACCACAAATGTTTTCTACAATCGGAAAGAGAGGTTTTGTAATGACTAAAAAAGGCCCACTAACCAAGATTGAAAAGTTCTATATAGAACATAATTTAGAGCTAGGTAAAAAGGCGCTATCAGAAGAGCTTAGTAGAACACAAAAGACCGTTCAGTCTCACATGGATGGCGTCAAACCCTCAACAAAACATTCTACAGAAAGTAAGTCTGATTCCGCAGCCACCACGCGCGCTGGCGTGCTGATGGCGAGAAACGAAAAAGGCTCTACGACTATGACAGAGGGTGCTTCTCAAGCTGGCGATGAAAGCAGGGGGAAGGTTAAAAGCTTGGGTGCTAGGTACACCGGAGCAGTAACCACGATTAAAAATCAATGATTTGTACACAAGTAGACGAATATATGGCCAAGCTGTTCGATACAGAGACGGTGTGGACATGCACTCTATCTGACGGCACTCAGGCTTATCAAGACGATGACAGACTTGATATGGACCCTCCCTCTGCATGGGAGCGTCTTGGTATATATTGCAAAGAAAACGATTTGCATATCTCCAAAATGATTTTACAAAATGGAACCAACGTGGTTACAGTTGGTGAAAATCTTGACGGTTTCTATTTTAGAAAAACGGCAGGTGGATTTATGTTTGGAGACTATACTTACCATGGTTTCGTAGCTGGTACTTTAAACGATGGTAATCTCCATGTTGGCCACTGGACTGTTCCAGAACTGAAAAGAGAGTGGTCAGAAAACAGAGACCCAAACGATGCTGGTATTTCGTTGATAGCTAAATCTACAATCGGCGCATAATGACAGAAAAGCGTACAGATTTGAGCCGGTACAAATCTCCTTCAACTGGAGACTACTGTACTGGAGCGCAATATATAGCCGAGATGATGTGCCAGCGAATGGCAGAGAATAGCAACGAGGGGAGTCTAGCGTATAAGTTTTGGAACACTAAGAAGTGGAAGAAAACATATCAGCTACAAATTATTGCTGCAAACAGACTGGTTGATGAACACGACGAGAGGGCAATCATAGCGGCTTTAAAAAGCAAGCAGGGTCGAAAAATATACTCTCTTAGATTTCCCAGACTCAAGGAAATGATAGAGGAACAGACAGAGGTTCTAAAAAAACAAGACGAGGCAAAGTCTGTTGTCAAACCAGCCTCGCCCTCTGCCACGCCCAGAAAACCCTTCGGACAAAAAAGCAACCTTCAAAAGCTAAGGGAATTAGATGGCGACGTTTAGCGATGCTACCACCAAGGACATAATTAAGAAACACGGAAAGGTTATCTCCAGTGGGATGGAGGTTTTCGAAGAAAGAAACGACTTTGATATGCTGCCTGTCAGCCCCTCCATAGATATAGCTCTGGGAGGTGGCTTGAAAGAGGGTAGTTGGGTGCTGCTCACCGGAGACCCTAAGACCGGCAAAACAACTACGGCTCTGCAAATAGCAGCCAACTGCCAAAAAGAAGAGAATGGCGCACGTCCGATAATCTATCTTGACGGTGAGGGCAGGCTTAAAGCCATGAACCTAGTCGGGATTAATGGTTTGGATAGAGAGAAGATGAGGGTCGTGCATTCAGACGAAGAGCCTCTCAGTGCAGAACAATTTTTAGATATAGCCATCAAACTTATAACCAGCAAAGACTTCTACCGCTGTGTTTGCATAATTGATTCAACGTCTTCTTTAATTCCTGAAAGAGAACTTACGGAAGACATCGGCGGGAGTTTTCGTGCAGGTCTTCCAAAGATACTTGCCTCTTTCTGTCGCAAGCTTTCTAATGTGGTTACACAGCAGAGAGCTACAATTGTTATCATAACACACTTTATCGCAAACACTAGCGGTTACGGTAAACCCAGAATGCCAGACTGCGGTCGAAAGATTCAGTATCAGGCTGACACCAGAATGGAAGTCAAAAGCATAAAGCCTTGGGACGTTGGGACAAAACAGGTTGGTCAAATGATTAACTGGCGTATTCTTTGCTCTTCGATGGGTGCCAACAATACGGAATGCCAAAGCTGGCTTAAATATGGTGTTGGCTTAGATTTTGTACAAGAGCTTCTAAGTTTAGGGGCGGACCTTGGGCTAATATCTAAAAGGGGCGCGTGGTATTCTTGCGACTTTATGTTAGACCATAAGGATACTCTAGCCTCACTTATTAAAGAAAACAATATAACTGACACTGAAGAAGAAGTAGCAAGATTTCTTAAATTCCAAGGACAGGAAAAACTGTATCAATTTCTTAAAGGGAACAAGGTCGTGTTGTCTAATCTAGAAAAAGATTTAAAGGCCATGCTTTGATAGTCAGGGGCTTTGACGGCAAAGATTACAAATGGTCGGTACGCAAGAACAAATCCCGACAAAGCGCAACTCGTCCTCGCTCAAAACCCCATCTGAGAGCCAGAGCGCTCCTTCGTAAGCTTTTTCCAAGAGACGCAATTCTTGAAGAAGTATCTCTACCCGGCAGCAAAACACAGACTAGAAACTCCATTCTGTTTGCCGACTTCTACATTCCCAACAGAGACCTTGTCATAGAAGTACATGGTAGACAGCACTACGAACACGTTCCCTTTTTTCATAAGACAAAGCTAGATTTTTACAAGGCCAAAGCCAGAGACAGAGACAAGGCTGATTGGTGCTCGATAAACGACCTTAAGATAATCACACTTAAATATTCGGACGATGATAATGACTGGAAACGAGCAATCGTTGAACGCTAAGGAGAGGCTTGACAGATTTGTTGACGCAACCGAAAGATATATTAGCGGCCAGCATGTTGGGTTGACAAAGATAAATCCCGAGATTGTCAACATACTCAACTATGACTCCGCCCTGCTCCATTCGTTAAGCTCAGAGCAATGCTTGTCAGCCGCCTACATTCTTTTTTCTTACGCTGACTATTTGCAGACTTTGTACAACAGCAATTTGCTTAAGCTACACTGGGTTACCGACGCAATTAGCAAAGTGGTTTCTCCGGTATTGAAACAGTACGGAGATAAATATACTAAGCATGAACAAAAATATTATGAGGCAATCCAAGACAATGAATTTGCCAGAAGTCTTAGCAATATAAAAACACACGCTACGGCAAGGGTTGACATGTTGACAGATAAAATGCGTGACGTTAGAAGGATGGGTGACGTGCTAATAGAGTTATCTAAAAGGAAACAATACTCATGACAGGACATTTGATTGAGGCTATAAAATCTATCAGAGAGGGTATATTATCAAACGATATGTCAAAAGTTGCGGAGGGGTTTAAACTTCTTACTGGAGAATCTGTTGAGATTTCAGATAGCCCAGAGGTGGCTGTTGAACAATCTTCTCCGAACTCCGATAAGGACGATTTTATCGCAGGTACAAGGGGTGAGTCTACAGCAAGTAGAAGCGTAGTATTAAGCAACAGGATTAATAAGTTTGTTGACGATGGCACAACTGATACAGAAGAAGCTGGGTATGACGCAATAAATGATAACGTAAAACCAACCACTAGGGAAAGAGCTTCTTATAAAAAGGTGAAGCAAAAATGCCATATTTGTGGTAAAGAAGAAACGGTCAACCCTCAACACAAGCGTGATTTTTATAAATGCGCAAAATGTATTGGCAACAGGTGATATATGAAAAAACCGTTGATGAACGCCGCCGCCGAACGGGCCGTGCTATCGGGCGTGTGTTCTTATGGAGCAGAATCTTATCTAGAAATTGAAGACTTGGTTGAAGTGGAGACGTTTGTTTTAGAAGAAAATCAGATAATTTTCAAGTGTCTTGAAAAAGTCCTATCTACACAAGACGAGATTGATGTAGCCTCCATTCTTTCTGCTGCTAACGAATTGTCACTAGGGGATACTCTTAACAACAAAAAGTCTATGGACCACTTAAGGGCGGTCTACAACTTCCCTATCAAGCTACAAAATGTAAAACAGCACGCGATAAAAATCAGGAAGCTGCAAATTGGTAGGGTTATACAAGCAAAGGCAACAAGTATATACAATGAAATTTCCGAAATAAACGGCGACGAAACCGTTAGTGAGATTATCGGGGTCGCAGAAAATCCCATCTTTGAGTTGTCCTCGTCTCTCGGTTCAAACGAAAGCGTTAGGCCGACCCTTTTGGGGGAGAAGGTAGAAGAGTACCTGCTTCATTTGGAAGAGAATCCCTCTTCAATTATGGGAGTGCCTAGCGGATATCCGAGGTATGACGCCGCCATCGGCGGAGGCTTCAGAAGAAAGTGTGTTGACCTCGTGGCTGCTAGGCCTAAAGTTGGCAAAAGCATGTTCGGAGACAATGTTGGCTTGCACATAGCCGGGGAGCTTGAAATACCCGTCTTGATGCTAGATACCGAAATGTCCTTGGAAGACCACCTGAACCGGGTGCTAGCAAATTTAAGCGGCGTTGAAATTAATGAGATATCAACGGGAAAATATTCTCAAGACGCGACAAAAAAAGAGCGAGTTTACGCCGCAGCAGAGCACCTTAAAGATGTTCCCTACAAATATGTCAGCATAGCCGGGAATCCATTTGAACAAACTTTATCTATCATGCGTAGATGGATATTGCAAGAGGTGGGGTTTGACGAAAATGGAAGAACTAACAACTGCTTGATAATTTATGACTACCTCAAACTCATGAGCGCAGATTCTCTGTCGAACCTGCAAGAATTCCAAGCGCTTGGATTTCAGATAACCTCTTTACACAACTTTTGTGTGGAGTATGACTGCCCCTGTCTAAGTTTTGTTCAGCTAAATAGAGACGGAATAACTAGAGAATCTACAGACGTGGTCAGTGGCTCCGACAGGCTAATATGGCTGTGTACTAGTTTTTCGATTTTTAAGAATAAAAGCGATGAAGAAATTGCTGAAGATGGCCCGGAGACTGGAAACAAAAAGCTTATCCCAATTGTCGCCAGACACGGGCCTGCTTTAGAAGATGGTGACTACATAAATATGTCTATGAGCGGTAGCATCGCGCAAATTTCGGAAAACGTTACAAGAAACGAACTGAAAAAGGGCGGCTCAAAGCAAAAAGACGATGGATTTATTGTAAATGAAAACGATGATGATAATGAAGAAATCCCATTTGAAATCGCAGACTAATCTATCTAAAGCACAGGTAGATGTACTGTGTGAGAAATTGTCGGAAAAAATAGAGGATATTCTAGATTTTTTTGGCATAGAGTACGACCAGTATGGTAATCGCATATCGGCTCCGTGCCCCGTGCATGGTGGCGACAAGTGTGACGCTCTTACCATATTCACATCTGGAGATAATGTATCTGGTAATTGGTACTGCTGGACTAACCATTGTGAAAAGAAATATGTCAACACGATGCTGGGATTTATTCGTGGGGTTATTAGCCATCGAGAAGATAGAGAGGCGACTTTTTCCGAAACGATAAAGCTTGCTTGCCAGTTTATTGATTCATCATTGGATGATATAAAGGTTGATATGGAACACATGGAAAAGACCTCTTTTATTGCGTGTGCAAACAGCCTATTAAAAGAATCCAAATCTTCACAGAGAGGCGTTCCCAGAGACATCGTTCGACGGGGCTTGAAAAGACCGGTAGAATTCTACCTAAAAAGAGGGTATCTTGAGGAAACTCTTGACACGTTCGACGTAGGAATTTGTCTCAACTCCAACAAGCTGATGTATAATAGGATTGTAGTCCCCGTATACGACGAGTCCCATCAATACATGGTGGGTTGTGTTGGGCGTAGCCTTGAGGACAATCCCGCTATGCAGAAATGGATAAACAGTAAGGGCTTCAATTCTGGCAGTCATCTTTACAACTATTCAATGGCAAAAGACAGAATAGCAAAAACTGAGACAATCGTTCTTGTAGAAGGACAAGGGGATGTTTGGAGGCTCTGGGAGGCTGGTATCAAAAACGCCGTGGGAATCTTTGGATGCCACTTGACTGACTACCAGCAAATCAGTATAGAAAGGTCTGGCGCTTTGAATATTGTTGTTCTCACCGACAATGATGAACCGGGCAGAAAAGCGGCGGACTCCATCGAAGAAAAATGTGGAAGGCTATTTAATCTGCATTTTCCGAAGCTAGATAAAAAAGACGTGGGGGATATGTCTGTGGTGGACATAAACGAAAACTTGAAACCGCAAATTAATGGAATGGTATAATGTCTCATAAATTATTGGCAATATCCGGCGCTAAGCAAAGCGGAAAGACCACCTGTGCAAATTTTCTTTATGGCTATGAGATGAAAAGAAATGAGGTGATAGAACATTTCGAAATCACCGACAAAGGAGGGCTTTCGGTCAATGCCTTGTTTACCAGCGCTGACGGCTCAACCTCCGAAGGAATGGGGGTGCTAGATATCTTTAGAAGAGATTATCAATTTGGCGAGTATGCGTTTAGCAATATATGGCCTCACGTTAAAGCCTATAACTTTGCCGACGCACTTAAGTCCGTATCCATGGAGCTATTTGGTCTGTCATACGAACAATGCTATGGCACTGATGAAGAAAAAAATAGCTACACCGATATTGCAAAACCCGGTGGGACCGTGGTTTTTACAGCCAGAGAATTCCTTCAATATTTTGGGACCAATGTTTGTCGAACTCTCAAGCCGGATATATGGACCTCGTTCTGCTTAGAGAAGGTTTCAGAAGAGGACAGCGAATTAGCGATTATTGCGGATTGCAGATTTCCCAACGAGGTGGCCGCAATACAAGAATCTGGCGGCAAGGTGATAAGGCTCACCAGACAGCCCCATGAGGACAATCACTCAAGCGAAGTAGCCCTTAAAAACTTCAAAAAATTCGATGCCGTAATTGACAACGCAGAAATGACGGTGCATGAACAAGTTGAAGAATTATTATCTATTCTGATGAAGTGGGGATGGGTTACATCAACATGAACGTAAGGCTAATATCCATTACTCCGAACGCAGAAGAAACAATCGGCTATTGCGCGAGAGTGAGCAATCCAAAAAATCAAGGAAACCCAAACGTGTCCGGGCTTCTGAAGTTCTGTATTAAGAATGGACATTGGTCTATTTTTGAAATGGCAAATATGGTGATTGAAGTTAACACCTCAAGAGGTATAGCTGCCCAAATTCTCAGGCACAGAAGCTTTTCTTTTCAGGAGTTTAGCCAACGTTATGCTGAAATCGAGGGATTTGAAGAAATTGAACCTCGACGGCAAGATGAAAAGAATAGACAAAACTCTTTCGACAACTTGGATAAAAACGATAAAGAATGGTTCAAGATAGTTGTTCGCGGACAGGGCAGAAGGTCTTACTCTCTGTATAAAGAAGCTATCAAAAGAGGGATAGCAAAAGAAAGCGCAAGATTTTTATTGCCGTTAAACACAAAGACTCGCATGTATATGAACGGAACGGTTAGAAGCTGGATTCATTATCTACAATTGCGAACAGACCCGTCCACACAAAAAGAACACAGAGACATAGCAAACGCAATCAAATGGGGCATTTTTTCCTGTAAGCTTCCAATTATATCCAAGGCGCTTGGTTGGAGCGAAGGAGTTCCGTGCTAGTAACTTATATCAGAAGTTCCTCATACAATAATTATGATTTCTGTCAACAGCAGTATTTCATAAGCTATGTGCTTGGCTATCCCACAACGTCTGGGAAAAAAGCGCAAATGGGGACCATTGTACACAAGGTGATGGAGTGTCTTGCTGCATGCAAAAAGAAAACACAAGACTCGCCCGACTCCGGCTTAATGAGCATTACGGATGATGCCATTGGAAAGATTACCTTTACCAAAAGCAAATTAATGGGAGAGGAATTTGTTGACGACATAGTTGACAAAAGCTTTGAACACTACACCTCCAACTGCACCCATAGCTATACCAAGAAAGAGAAGAACGATTGCAGAAAATGGTCTTGGATGGCTCTCGAATACAACAACGGTCAATTTGACCCTCGCCTTCGAGATATAGTTGCAACGGAACCTCACTTCGACATCCCCATCGAAGAAGACTGGGCTGAATACGAGTATCAGGGGCCGGATGGTTCGACCCTCAAGGGCCGGTTAGCCGTCAAGGGGACGATTGACCTCGTCACAAAGGTAGGCGACGGCATTATAGAAGTGGTGGATTGGAAAACGGGTAGAAGGGTCGATTGGGCAACGGGTCAAGAGAAGACCTATGAAAAACTTGAGCAAGACCCTCAACTCCTGCTGTATAACTATGCGATATCTAAATTGTTCCCAGAATATCAACAGGCCATAATGACCATCTTTTACATCAAGGATGGGGGGCCTTTCTCCCTGTGCTTTGACCGGTCTGATGAAGAAAAGTTTATGGGGATGCTAAAAAATCGCTTCCTACAGATACAAGACACGGATATGCCCAAGATGCTCTCAGCGGGACAGGCTCACTGGAAATGCACAAAGCTTTGTGACTACTATAAGAACAACTGGGAGGGGACAGATAAGAATATTTGTCAACATATTCACGATAAACTTAAAAAAGATGGCATAGAAAAGACCACCTCTGATTGTACAAAAGAGGGCTTTAGCATTGGATATTACGATGCACCCGGTTAAATTTATCCCCTTGCACCTACACACACACTACAGCCTCCTAGACGGTCTCTCAAAACCCTCACAGGTCGCAGAGCGCTGCGAGGAGCTAGGGTACGATGCATGCGCGGTAACTGACCACGGGACGATTTCAGGGGCCGTCTCGTTCGTCAGAGCGATGCGTGAAAAAGGTGTCAAGCCCATTCTAGGGTGTGAATTCTACCTATCCCAACAGAGTGCCACCATAAAAGAGAAGACAAATAGAACCCTCAGTCACCTTGTAGTTTTAGCCAAGAATAAAGAGGGCTGGAACAATCTTATTGCTCTTGTTTCCAAAAGCAACAAAGATGATATGTTCTATTTTAAGCCCAGAATTGACTTAGATATTCTTGAAGAAAGCAACCGAGATAATAACTTGGTGTCTTTTAGCGGTCATCTTGGAAGCGACCTTGCTAATGTATTATTCACCGATTGGAAGAAAGCCTACAACTCCAATACGGTTGAAGAAGCTCAAACTTTTTTGAAGCAAGACTGGCTCAAACAAGCATCCAGTTTGGCCGAACGATATCAACAGATTTTCCGCAAGGGCAATTTCTTTATCGAGATTCAACTGATAGACCAAGAGAATTCCCCCGCGTCAAAATTGGTCGGAGAGTGTCTGCGACAAGTATCGAAGGAAACTGGGATTCTTCCGGTAGCAACGGCAGATTCGCATTATCCAAGAAAAGAAGACGCAGCGGACCAGAGGGTGCTACTTTGTTCCGCAATGAAAACAACGCTTAAAAAAGTTGAAGAGAAATTGCTGACAGGAGAGGATGTCGGCCTAAGTGGATTCTTTCGGTCAAATAATTTTCACATACCGTCTCTAGAAGAGATGAAAGAGATTCACACCGAAGAGGAGATTTCAAACACTTCACTTATTGCGAGCATGTGTGAGGATTATGAAATTTTGGGCAAGCCCGACCTTCCCAAGTTTCCATGCCCCGACAACATGACCGAAAAGGAATATCTCAGAGAATTATGCAGACAAGGATGGAGGCAAAGGCTAAAAAAACGAGGCAAGGTGTCTACACAGGAAAACGAAGACATCTACGTGGACAGAATTAAGAAAGAGCTAGAGGTTATCAACGATGCGAATCTTTCAGGGTATTTCTTAATCGTAAGAGATATTGTCTCCTATGTAAAAAATCAGGACTGGCTTCCGGGTCCGGGTAGAGGCTCCGCTGCTGGCTGCTTGGTGTCATACCTAGTGGGAATCACTCAGGTGGACCCCATTGAGTATGGGTTGATTTTTGAAAGATTCTATAACGCGGGAAGAAATTCTGAAGGCCACGTTTCACTTCCAGATATAGATATTGATGTCCCTGCCACAAAAAGGGATGAGGTAGTTGACTATATTAAATCCAAGTATGGGCATAATAATGTGAGCCAGATGGTTACATTTGGGAGATTGCAAGGCAGAAGCGCGCTCAAAGAGGTTCTCCGTGTGCATAACGCTTGCTCCTACGATGAGATGAACAGGATTACCAAGGCGCTGCCACAGGAGCATGAGATTTCGGACCAACTACAAGACATGGAAGAGTCTTCAGTGATACGATGGACGATGTTGCATCAGCCAGAAGTCTTGAGTGATTATTGTCGGGTAGCAGAAGATGGCTCTCTCGATGGCGAGTATGCGAAATTATTTGCACAAGCTATTCGAATTGAGGGTACATACAAATCTCAAGGCAAGCACGCTGCTGGGGTGGTTATTTCATCCAGATTGCTTAATGAAGTTTGTCCAATGGTTAGAGAAACTAAAGGACAAGATAGAATTGCTGGCATGGAAATGGTAGACCTAGAGGCTATGGGGCATGTTAAATTTGATATTTTGGGCGTAAATTTGCTAGATAAAATCATGGGTATTAGTAATCAATTATTCTCAGGAGATATAGAGGTTAACGATGGAGAAGTATTACGAAGCGGTTCTACTGGACGGGTGTGCGTTGGAGAAGGGTAGACTATCCCTATGCACAATTAACGATTATAAGGGCAATTCTTTTCGTAGAAAGACTCTGTACCAAGTTCATTGCGACGACACAAGGGTTAAGCATAGCGAGTTCTATGAAAGTTCCTCGCAAGCTGTAAAGAAATTTCTAGAGCTTAAGAGAAAAATTAGATGAATTTTCAAAAAGGTCAAAAGGGGGAGGAGCGCGCCAAGGAAGTCCTTGAACTTCTTGACATAAGGTGCGAAATCAATGAAGACTACGACAAAAGGTATGACTACGACCTATCTTGCAAAATGGGGAGAAAGAAATTTACTATCGAAGTTAAATTTGACGAGAAGTCTAGTACCACGGGCAATATTTACATAGAATATCACAACAGCAAGGCCGATAAACCTAGCGGTGTTGCCGTAACCAAGTCTAACTTATGGATTCACGTCTTGCCAGAAGACGATGGTTCTAAAGCGGTGTGGGCTTCTTCTGTTTCTTCCTTAAGAGCATTTATGGAAGAGGTTAAGCCTCACAAAAAGGTGGCCTTTGGGGGTGACAACAATTCTGCTGGCTACGTATATACCAAGGAGTCTATTCTTGATAGGCTGTTCAAAAGGATAGACAATCTAGAAAAAACCGAAGCGGTCAAATTGATTAAGGAGATGTTGAATGATACCTAATAGAGATTACATTGTCTTTGATTTTGAAACGGGTTCAAAGAACCCCCATAAGGCGCAGCCGACACAATTGGCGGCGGTAGCAATCCATGGCAGAAAGCTGACCCCACAGCCCGGAGGGTTTTTCAACAGTGAGATTCGCCCCATTCTTGATGATGAAAAGGCAATAGAAATGGGGCTAGACCCTCTGGAGGAAGAAGCCCTAAACATCACCAGAAAAGACAGGAAGACACTAGCTAAAGCTCCACAACCTAAACAGGTCTGGGAAAAATTTGTAAAGTTCGTTAATAAATATAACTTCAAGAAAACACAATGGTTTGCCCCTATACCCGTGGGGTATAATATTATCAACTATGACATGATTATCATACAAAGGCTATGCGAACAGTTTGGGCCTACCGACAAAAATGGTAGTCAGGCGCTCTTTCATAAAATTCATAAAGTAGATGTTTTAGACCTTGCTTATGGGTGGCTTGAAAGCAATCCAAATGTTAAATCTATGAGCATGGATTCCATGAGAGACTTTTTATCTCTAGAAACAGATAATGCTCACGATGCTTTGCAAGACGTGAAAGATACGGCTAATATTTTTATACGCTTCTGGAAGCATCAGAGAAGAATTGGCTCCAAAACTAAGTTTGAAAAGGCATTTGCAGATGGCACACTATACGTTTAAATGCGGGTGCGAATTCGACATTTCTGAAATAGACAAAGGCTCGGTCACAAAGAAGCAAACCGGTCTGCCACCGATTATCTTTGATGTCGAAGAAAAACAGGACGAGGATGTTAACTTTTATACCTGTGAAAAAACATGGGGTTTGATATGTGACGGCAGGACCAAGGGTGTTTTTCAGCTTGAGAGCAATCTGGGAAAATCTTGGGCCAAGAGGTTAAAGCCTAGAAATATAGAGGAACTAGCCGCCCTTGGGGCCTTGATTAGACCGGGATGCTTGAAGGCAATCGTGGACGGAAAGTCCATGACACAGCATTACGTTGACCGAAAACACGGAGAAGAAGAAGTATCTTATATTGACGACTGTTTAGAGCCTATATTAAAATCAACTCAGGGGGTGTTGGTTTATCAAGAACAATCCATGGAAATTGCTCAGACAATTGCCGGATTTGACTTGCAGCAGGCTGACGAACTTAGAAAGGCAATAGGCAAAAAGAAGGCCGACTTGATGGCCTCGGTAAAGAAAGAGTTTTTATCTGGAACAGAAAATGTCGGTTTGGTTTCTAGAGAAACAGCGGAAGAGATATTCGGTTGGATTGAAAAATCGAATCGTTACTCTTTTAATAAGTCCCATGCTGTTAGCTATGCTATTTGTGGTTATTGGTCTGCTTACGCTAAAGCACATTTTCCTGTCAATTTTTACTGCAACTATTTGTATTACTCAAAAGGAAAACAAGACTCTCAACAAGAGATAAGAGAGTTGGTGTCTGATGCAAAAATTTCTGACGTACCCATTTACCCACCATCGATTGCGAAGATGAATCGCAGCTTTTCCATATATAATAACGAAATCAACTTTGGTGTGGGAGACGTAAAATTTATCGGGGACAGCCAATTAGAAAAGTTGACTAACGCAGTCCTTGAAGCTACCCGTGAGTTGTGCAAGCCTCCAGCGGATTGGTCTTGGTTAGAATTTTTAGTATCTTGTGCCACCAAGGTCACCAGCAAGGTGATAACTTCTCTAATATCAGCCGGTGCATTATCACACATGGGCTTGAGCAGAAACAAAATGTTATACGAATATGATATATGGGCAAAATTAACGGCAAAGGAAAGAGAGTGGGTTGGCAACAATGTGGAGGACTCCGATTGGGAAAACCTCAAACAGTGCTTAGAGCATTTACGGCCCACGAAAAAGAACGGTGGAGGAACCTCTACAATAAAAAGGTCTGAGATTGTCGCAGACTATGTGTATCAATTGGAATCTTCCCCCTACCCCCTTCAAGATGACCCCGAGTGGGTTTCTGGAACCGAGGAAGAATTGCTGGGAACTTGCCTTACATATTCTAAAGTAGACTCTTGTGATACAGGCGCCGCAAACTCAACATGCAAAGAGTTTTTCAGTGGCAGAAACGGGACCGCAGTTTTAGCGGTTGCGGTAAAATCATCTCGTGAATATGAAATCACTAAAGGACAATCCAAAGGACAAAAAATGGGGTTTTTGACTTTAGAAGACAGTAGTTGCGAATTAGACAATGTTATTTGCTTTAGCGACGAGTGGGCAAAAAATAAACATTTGCTATACGAAGGAAACACCGTCCTTGTAACGGGACAGAGGTCTAAGAAAAAGGACAGTCTGATTGTTCAAAAAGTTTTTCAAATATGACTTGACAAAAGTCAATTTTGCTGATATAATACCATAGAGCTAATCGTGCAAGAGTTTTTCAAAAACCATAACTACGTTATCAAAGTGTCTCCGATGCACGACGGGGAGGCGTGCCTCGTGATGTATCCACCAAAAATTATATCTAGCCCGACAATGGACGAGCAGGCTTGTATATATACTATAAACGACGGAACTCTTTCATACTATTCCGATTGGTATGAACAAATTCATGAAGTGGATTGTCCAAGATATGCTGCAAGAATAGTAATCTTTCAAGACATACTAATCAAAGCCTCCCTGTGGGGCTTGTCTGAAGACTTTGTGATTTACTACAACGAAGATTGCGAAGAGTTATTTGAAACGAACTTTACAGACATTGTCGCTGGACCTAGTGCGGAGGAGGAGGTCAAACTGGAAAACAAATTAGCCACAATCTTTTATGCGGCTTTTCCTGACTTTTCAGATGACTGGGAAACAGTAGCAAAAGAAAACGGGGTAGAAGAAGGATACAGGTTGATTATTTTAAACCAAGGAGAGTCTGATGAATAGTTGCAATTTTATTGGTAGACTAGCACAGAACCCTGAGCTTGTTCCTGTTGACAGTACTCATGTGGCTAGATTTACCCTAGCCGTAGAAGATTACCGCAGGTCTCGTGACGGCAAGAAGACCAAGAGAGTTGATTATTTTGATTTTGAGGCTTGGGACAGTGGGGCAACCACAATCTGTAAGTATTGTCAAAAGGGCGACGAGTTGGCTGTATTTACCACTGGAAGACAAGATAAATGGACAGACAGCGACGGAAATCGCAATTCAAAAATAAAGTTTAGAGTCAACAAGTTTAAGCTTATTGGGGCGCATACTAGAAACACGGAATCTGAAGTACCTATCCATGAGTCCCCAGAAGAAGCAAAAGCTTAACATAAAATCTGAATCTATAAACGCTGATTCAGAAGAGAAGATGGTCATAGACAACTACGGTCTAGTTGTGTCTCAATCCATAAAATTTATTACCCAAAAACAAGATTTGGACGACTATATACAAATTGGGTTGATTGGATTATTGAAAGCGATTAGAAACTATAATTCAGAAAAAAGCAAGTTTTCTACTTTTGCCACAGTGTGTATTAGAAATGAAATACTTAAATTCATCAAGAAGCAGAAAAGGCAAAACCGTCGCCTAAATCTCCGCGAAAAGAAGCCCCAAGAAATCCTTCTGTGGGAATACCAGCCGGATAATTTGACTAAAGACGAGATAGATATTATTGATATGAAATTGAAAAATCATACCTACAAAGAAATTTCTGAAATAATGTGTTGCAACAAAAATGAAGTTAAACAGAAAATCAAAAAGATACTCAAAAAGATAAGAGAAGCGAATAAGGATGGAGAAGAAAAGGATACTTCTCTGTAGCGAAGCTACGTTTTTAAACACCGGCTATGCAACGTATGGTCGGGAGGTTATGAAACGTCTACATGAGAAAGATAAATACGAGCTTGCCGAGTTCGCCAGCTATGGAAGCGCAGCCGACGACAGGGCTTCAACTATACCGTGGCGGTATTATCCCAACCTTCCTGATGAGTCTGATGAGCAGCGGAAACAGGAATACATGTCTGTGTCCACCAATCAATTTGGTGAGTGGAGATTTGAACATGTGCTTCTAGACTTTAGACCTGATATTGTATTTGATATCAGGGACTTTTGGATGATGGATTATCAGGAAAGGTCTCCTTTTAGGAGACTTTTTTGGTGGGTTGTAATGCCCACCGTGGACGCCTATCCACAAAATGAACAATGGTTAGCAACGTATTCTAAAGCAGACGCTGTTTTCAATTATTCAGAGTTTGGTATGGAAACTCTTCTCGAAGAAAGTGCGGGGAGGATTAATTGCAGAGGAGTGGCTCCTCCATCGGCAGACGCAGCCTACCAGCCGGTTGCGGATAAGGTCGCGCATAAAGAGTCTTTAGGGTTTGATGGCAGTTGTAAGATTATCGGCACGGTGATGCGAAATCAGCGTCGAAAGTTATATCCCGACCTTTTCGAAGCTTTTTCTAAGTTCATCAAAGAGTCTGGCAGAGACGATGTTTATCTCTACTGCCACACTAGCTATCCAGACTTGGGCTGGGATATACCGAAACTCCTAAAGAAATACGGAGTAGCCAGCAAGACACTTTTTACTTATGTTTGCGCTAATTGCCAAAATTGGTTTCCGTCCTTTTTTCAGGATGCCGTCTGTCGATGTCCTAAATGCGGGCAGCATTCCGCAAGCTTATCGAACGTTCAGAAAGGCGTTGACACAAAGGCGTTGTCAGAGATTGTAAATCTGTTTGACCTTTATATACAATATGCAAACTCTGAGGGGTTTGGATTGCCACAGGTGGAAGCCGCCGCCTGTGGCGTCTTTGTAATGTCTGTAGACTACTCTGCTATGAGCAGCGTAGTTAGAAATCTAAAGGGAGAGCCTCTCAAACTGAAAACAAAATATCTAGAACTTGAAACGGGCTGCTACAGGGCGATGCCTGATAATGACTATACATGTGAAAAGATGCTTGAGTTCTTTAGCCTTTCAGATGATGAAATAAAAAGAAAAGGGGCTATTTGCAGAAAGAACTTTGTAGATAAGTATCAATGGGATGCCACAGCAGAAAAATGGGAGAATCTTTTCGACGCCCTCCCCAGTCGTCGTCCAGAAGATACATGGAAGTCTACCCCCGAAATATTTCAGCCCGCTGATAAGGTTCCTACGAGGCTTAATAACAAAGACTACGTCAGATGGCTTATTATAAACGTTCTTGGTGATGAGAAAATGCTGAATTCATACATGGAATCTCGCATGATTAGAGATTTGAATTACGGCGTTTACATTCAGGGAACCGGAGATGTGTACATTAACGAAGATTCAATGGCTCATAATAGGCCGCAGTTTGAACCCTTCGGGCCTGAAGAAGCCTATCAGGCGATGTACGAAATACGAATGAAAAGAAACTATTGGGAAGATGTGCGTGCCCAGATGGTGCAGGAATGGGAATGAAAGTACTTTACATCGGCTGCTATAGAGACCACACCGGTTGGGGACAGGCAGCTATAGATTATATACTATCCATGGACTCTGTCGGTATAGACGTGGTGTGCCGTCCCCTAAAGCTTAATCAAACCCAAGGAGACTTGCCTCATAGAATTCTAGAACTTGAGGGTAAATTTTCTAACGGGTGTAACGTGTGCATTCAGCACGTCCTTCCTCACTACATGGACTATAGCGGCAGGTTTGACAAAAACATTGCCCTGTACGCCACAGAGACCAGCCATTTTAAGCGCTCTGCGTGGACCCAAAGAATTAATACGATGGACGAAGCTTGGGTGATTAACAGCCAGTCAAAAGAAGCGTCGTTAAACAGCGGCGTTGACATTCCGATAAAGATTATTCCTCATGCATGTGATACAAAAAAGTTCGACAGGAGGTATAATCCCTTAGAATCTCAAGAGCTTTTAGATAATTTTGTCTT